AATATGCGGGGCGTAAATAAGTTTTTAAGCACAGACGCCCTCAAGTCAGTTAACGCCTTGCCGAGCGTTAACGTGCCTCAAAAAATAGATCAGGCAAAACAGTTTGTTATCAATCAAGTAAACCACAATCACGGCACTCCTGAGGAAATTGCGAGCGGTATACACAAAAAGAATGTTAAAATGGTTGAGCACTACAAGAACGTGAAAACGCCACAGGGGAAGTAAGATATGGCAACTCAACTCAGTAGCATTTCGGGACTGACGACTGGTGTAAACAACCTTTCAAATCTGATCTTGGTAAATCCTCAAACTAACATCGGATACTATCAGCAAAGCGCGCCCGTTCCTGCTGGCGTTGACCAGCCAGATCAAAATGTCAGTGGTTTTTTGTTTGATTACGAAGGCGAAAACAGCATTCAATTAGAAGCAGACATTACCGATCATTTTGTAGAAAATAACTCAACAATCAGCGACCAGATTTCAATCAGGCCCGAAGTTGTTACGGTTCAAGGCTTTGTTGGAGAAGTGAATGACATTTTTCCTGCCGTTGACACGCTTTTGAATGTGGCAAAAAGCAAGTTGACCACTCTTTCAGCATACGCGCCAGAGGCGTCAACAAGTGCTCTCGTCGCCATCAATACCGCGATCCTCGCCTATCAAGTCGCCGCAAAAGCCGTAGGATCGGCCCAGCAAAGCATCGCTACTCTTACTGGCGGAAAAGTTCAAAACAAACAGCAACTGGCGTTTAATAAGTTTTATCAGGCTTTTCAGAATAGGGTGTTGTTTACAATTCAAACCCCGTGGGTAATTTTGAACAATATGGCAATCAGAAGCTTGAGAGCAATTCAAAGCGCAGACACCCGCATGATTACTGACTTTGAAATCCAGTTCAAAAAAATTAACTATGTTGCCCTTAGAGATTTGACGGCAGAACAACAAGAGCGGGCCTTGTCTCAGTATTCAGAGCAGGTTAACCTTGGGTCTCACTCAACAAATGAGGCGTCAATTCCTGTTTCTGATATTTACGGCAATCTGGGCGGGAGAACGGCATAATGTATATTGTTGAGAGCATTTCGGCTGACTCCAAACAAAAACAATCTTTGTTGTTGGCCAATGGGACAACGCTTGAGGTCGAGATGGAATATCGGCCCCTTCAGTCTGGCTGGTTTTTTAGAAAGATCACATACGGTGACTTTGTCATTGAAAACATGAGGATCTGCACGTCGCCAAATATGCTTCACCAATACAAGAATCAAATTCCATTTGGCATTGCGGTTACAACAACAGGGCGCGGTGAGCCAACCCAGCAACAAGACTTTCAGAGTGGCCGTAGCGTAATGTATATTTTGACAGAAGAGGAGACTGCGGAATATACCGCATATTTGAACGGTGGATAAATTAAACAGGCAGTATGAACTTACTATTCAAGCCATTGACGGGCACGAGCTTCAGTTTACCCTGCCTTACACCATAGAATTTTCCGTAGACCGCAACAATTACTCTAGTCCAAACACCGCTACCATCACAATTTACAACCTTGCGCCCGACACAAGAAACCAACTCCGAAAAGATGCGATTGATACTGACGTTTCAAGGCGCGTTACTTTGAAGGTTGGGTATGGAGACAACTTGTCTACTGTTTTTGACGGAACGCTGGATCACTGTTGGTCGGCCCGTCAGGGCACAAACTTTTTGACGCAAATGGAGGCCAGAGATAACGGGTTTGTTTACTCTAACACCAACGTAAGCGTTTACTACTCTCAAGGACAAACAATAAGGTCTGTCGTTGATTCTGTCGTTAAGCAGTTGGCCCAAAAAGGCGTCACGGTCGGCTACATTGGAGACATCAAGGGCTCTTTCCCTCGATCGGGAGCAAAGCAGGGATTGGCCATGGAAATTTTGCGCGAGCTTACTAACGACACCTGCTTTATTGATAACAATAAAATTTTTGTCCTTGGCGACAAGGAAGCAATCATTGGTCCATTTGAAGAGATCAGTAGCGCAACGGGCCTTATTGGAACGCCCGTTCTAGAAAACACGTTCCTGAAAGCCGAGCTCATTCTTGAGCCCAGACTTCTAATATGCCAAAAAATAAAAATGAATACGACTACTGGGTCTAACAAAAACAACCCAAGCTACACCTATGGCATTACAAATTTTAACGGCGACTACAAAATAACTGGCATAGCTCATCGCGGAACAATTAGTCCCACCGTCGCTGGAAGCGCAACAACCTCTGTTGTGCTCTCAGGAGAGACCGTTGAGATTGCGTATAGAGGCATTGGCGTATGAGCAACTATTACCCAGGAAAACCAAACCGCAATAAGGCCATAGAAAACGTAAACCTTACTGACGTTTTGCTTGAGCTTGCCCGATCAATTAACTTGAAGCTAAACTGCCACGCCGTTGGAACAATCGAGTCGTTTTCCCCTTCTAATCAGACTTGCACCGCTACGATTGCTTATCAAAAAACCATCGTCACAAGGAATGACGACGGCACATATTCAGAAAAAATCCAATCATACCCTGTTTTGGTTGGAGTGCCCGTGGTTGTTATATCTGGGGGCACGGCTCGGCTTACCATGCCCATTCAAAAGGGCGATTCTTGTTTGATTATGTTCAATGACAGGGACATGGACACATGGATGACCTCTGGGCAAGTTTTGCCTCCCAACACGGCTCGGCTCCATGACCTTAATGATGGAATTGCTCTGGTCGGCCTATTTCCACTAACTAGATCGCTAGCCTCCTATGACGACACAAGGGCAATGCTTCAGAATGGCGAAACGTATGTCGGGGTGAGTCAAGAAAAGGTTAAGATAGCAAACGCCTCTAGGAACCTTTACACGATTCTAAATACCCTAATTGTCGCGCTTCAGGCGTTCGCTACGGCGTCGAAAGCCAGCATGACCGACCCTGTGCTAGCATCGTCAGCAACGGCCCTAGAATTGGCAATTAAAACGGCTCAGGACCTTTCTGCTCAACTTGGGGAGATACTGGAATGATTGTTAGATCGTTAGACCAAAATCACGACTGGAACTTGGGCAAGGGCAAGAACGACTACCTCGTCAACAATGACGCAATAGTTCAAAACATCAACACGCGCCTCATGTCTTTTGTAAATGACTGTTTTTTTGACTCTAAGGCAGGCGTGGACTGGTGGAATTTGCTTGGTGGAAAAAGCCAGACGGCCATTCAGTTGGCGGTCACCACGGTAATTTTGAACAGCGAAGGAGTTAGCGCCCTGATTGAGCTTTCGATCAATTTGAGCGACACTAGGGAGGTAACCATTGCCTATCAGGTTGCAACAATTTACTCGGTTGACCAATCTCTTGGAGATACACTAACCGTAGGAGGTTTTTAAGTGCCTAATGCTTTAACTGCAACTGGATTGCAGACTAAAACGGCCCAAGAGCTTATTTCAGAACTAACAACGGCCTATCAGGCCATTTATGGTGCTGACATTAACCTTTCGTCCGATACGCCAGACGGACAGATGATGCGAATCTTTGTTCAGGCCGTTCTGGATCTTGAGGATTTGCTTGCTCAGATTTACAACAATTTTGATCCAGACCTTGCTTACGGAAAAATCCTTGACCAGCGAGTTGCAATCAACGGCATTCAAAGAAAAGCCGGAACCTACACGACGACAAGCGTAACTGTGGTTTGCTCTCAATCTGTTACGCTTCAGGGGCTGGACCTGTACCCAGACGATCCTTATACGATTGCTGACAACTCCAACACCCAGTGGTATTTGGAGACCTCGACTACGCTTTCTGCCGGAACTCACACCGTTGTCTTTAGAGCAAAAGACCCTGGAGCGACTCTTACAATTCCAAACACAATTACCATTCCAGTGACCGTCGTCATCGGTGTGACATCAGTAAACAACCCGACTTCCTATTTAACGCTTGGGCTTGATGAAGAAACGGATGCAGAGCTTAAAGTAAGAAGGCAAAAATCTGTTTCTATTGGATCGCAGGGATACCTTCAGGGAATGTTAGCGGCTCTTAACAACATCAACGGGGCAACTTCGGTTTCCGTTTACGAAAACACAACAGGCTCGCCAGATGCGTATGGCCTCCCCAGTCACTCCATCAACGTAGTGGTGGGTGGCGCAGTAGAGCCCGAGGACGTTGCAAACGTCATTTACCAAAAAAGAAACGCCGGATGCGGTATGTTTGGATCTCAGTCGTACAACATTACCCAAATTGACGGATCTGTTTTTACCGTACTATGGGACGTTGTAACGCCTGAGCCCATTTATCTTTCGTTTAATGTTTCCTCAATTAACGGAACCACGGCCCCCTTGGCTTCGCTAATTGAATCTGAATTGCCAAATTTGTGGGTTCCTAGCGTAAACGAGGCGGTAGACATTACAAAACTGGGCACATTTGTTCAGCAAATTGACCCAAATTCTTTTGTTACAATCAACTCAGGATCTCAGGGTTTCAGCCTTACTGGATCTGGTGGGTGGGCTAACAAACTGTCGCCTACTGCTAGAAAAAACCAGTTTGTTCTTTCGAGTGCAAACATTTCAATAACGGTGGTGTGACATGACGGTTAATGAAATCGTCGAATACTATGTCAACCTGCTGATTATTCAATATGCAAACAAGGCCAAGGCTCGCGCTACGATCGACGCATTGGTTCGTCCGGTTGTCATGGACAAGGTCACTCTTGATGTACAAGAAGGATTTAACTTAGACACGGCAGTTGGTTCACAGCTTGACATGATTGCAAAATATGTCGGAGTAACCCGCTCGGCGTCCACTTTGAGTGGTTATACGACTTTGTCTGATGAGGATTTCAGAACTCTGATTAAGTTTGGGGTTGTCCAAAATAACGGCGAGTCCAGCCTTTACGAAATACAAACCAAGCTGAACATTTTTTTCGCCGGATTTTACTCGGTTTACGACTACAAAAATATGCAAATGAGCTATGCCATCGACACTCAAGTCGGATCAAGCCAGCTAGCTGAAATGCTTGTAACTCAAGGACTACTGCCAAGGCCAGCGGGGGTTTCTGTT